TGCTTATAACGCAGCAGCGCATACCGGTACCTGATTCGCAGGACCGTGACTGCGTAAAGATAGCTGGCATGGCTCTGGTGTATGCACAACCAGTAAGACCAGCAGCGGATGTGCCTATGGAGAGAGAATGGAGGACCATACGGCCAGGGGTTCCGGTCTGGCGCACATCCACTATATCGTTATTTACAAAATCAATCAAAAACGTAAAGCAGAAGGGAGTGAGACGGCATGACGGTAAAAGAGTATGCCAATAAAATGGGTCTAACGGTCAATGGCCTGTGCGAAGTAACCGGAATGAGCCGGATGGGACTTAACAATATCCTGGTAAAAGGCTGCCGAGCGGAACATTTGTGGAAAAGACGCGAGGCAGTGGATAGGCTGACGGGAGCGATTATGGCAGACTATGAGAAGAAAGTGCGTCAGACCAAACAGGAGTATGTAGAGCGTATGAAACTGTTAGGTATGTTCTATAACGAATAGATTAAATCGTTATTTTGAAAACTAAGAAGGTGAGAAAATGCTTGAATTGGTTCCGGTAAGTTTGAAAGAAGCAAATGCCTTTGTGGAGCGACATCATCGACACCATAAGCCCGTTGTAGGACATAAATTTTCCGTGGCGGCAGCGGAAGAAGGTGAAATCGTGGGAGTTGCCATTGTCGGACGCCCGGTGAGCCGGTACCTGGATGACGGATGGACACTGGAAGTCAACAGGTTATGTACAGATGGTACACATAATGCTTGCAGTTTCCTTTATGCTGCTGCATGGAGAGCCGCCCGAAACATGGGATATAAGCGATTGGTCACTTACATACTGGACACCGAAGCAGGGACAAGCCTCACGGCAGCAGGCTGGAAATGTGTCGGTGAGGCCGGGGGAAAGCGTTGGACCGGAGAGCGGCGCCCGGAGGTGGATTTATACCCGGCGCAGATGAAACTTAGGTTTGAAGTCAGTGAAAATTAAACATCTTGTGAGGAAAAAAGGATGGATTTTAATAGTCATGCGGAATCGCACCCGTGTATGCAATGTGAGCACGGGGCGGTATGGAGAGAGCAAAGCAAGCCAGCGGGCAATGTTTGTAAACACTCTGAAATATGTAAACGCAAAGGACTGTATTATGGACGGTATCACACATTAAAAAAAGTACCGGCATGGTGCCCGTTTGAGCAGGAAAGTTAGGATTTGACGGAGGAAGGGAAGATTATGAGCAGACCTATGGAAGTAATAGAGAGCCACGAGTGCAAAGTGCTGGAAAAATATAATGCGAGTTTGAAAAAGCAACAAATCGCTGTCCAACAGCTCAGTGATTTACATTGGTACTGGGTGAGGTGGAGCGAAAAACACGGAAATACAGCGGATGGAATTGCGTATTGTCCGTACTGCGGGCATAAGCTTTAATCCACAAAAACTGACATAAGCAATATTAACGATTTAAGAAGGGAACTACGGTATGGAGAGATTAACAGATTGGATTAATGAGGAAAAAACAGAGGTAAGCATACGGCATGATAGATTTCGCGATGCGATGATAAGATTAGCTGCCTATGAGGATACTGGCCTGGAGCCGTGTGAAATCCCGGTATTATTGGATAGGCTCAAACGTGCGAGTGAGCAGTGGGATATCTGGTGTGATGCTTACCAGAAGGACGTACCTGTATGGATTCCGGTGGCGGAGCGAATACCGGCAGAAAATGAATACAGAGTGGTATGTGCAGCGCATAGTGGAAAGCCGTTTTTAAGGCGATTTGAAGTAGCATATATCACGGACACAGTAGGGTACCAGTTTGGATATTATGATGGTTACAAGTGGATTGATAAGAGCAACAAAGAGATTCCAAACGTTGTAGCGTGGAAAAACCATGAACCATTTAATCTACAAAACTGATATTTTCAAACATAATAATAAAAAGTAAAGGAACACATTATATGCACAGAATAAAAACTGAGCGGTGGACACCCGCCAAGATGATTCCACCGCTCCCGTAAATACGTCTGAGTATATTATACCCTACTCAGGTGGATAAATCAATCAATATGAGGAGGATATGATATGAGTACACAGGCAGTTAAAGCGGAAATTATAAACAATGTCATGGTAGCAATGTCGTATTACATCCAGCAACAGACCATCCTGTCAATGTTGGAACAGGTGATGCAGCAGGAACTGGTCCGGGTAAACATGGAGGAGATTACCACACTCCCAGCAGAGCGGCAGGATAGCATTGCGGAGCGGAATAAATACCTCATTCAGCTTTTTATGATTAAAAAGCGGAACCTAAAACGTGGGACACTTGAGGGATACCTGGGAGCCATTAAGCGGCTCATTATAGTCATAAACAATAAGTCTCTGGACCAGGTGGACGAGACAGACATAGAGTGGTATCTGGCCCAGTATGAGCGGCGTGAGGGGCTGCATGGTAAGCTGGAGACCACTACATACAATAATGAGCGCCGGTTTCTGTCAGCCTTCTATACCTGGATGCGGAAGTCAAAGTTTATTGCTGATAACCCAGTAGAATCCACGGAGCCCAAGAAGGTAATCTTAAAACCCATTGATTATTATTCCCCGGAGGAAATCATACGAATCAGAGATGCTTGTCAGAATGAGCGTGAAAGGGCCATCATTGAGGTATTCCGCAGTACCGGCGCCCGGGTGGGAGAGATTGCAGAGATTACCATGGAGCAGGTCAACCTGGAAACGGGAGATATCTGGATTCAGGGCGAGAAGGGCGGGAAATATCGGACTCTGTATTTGGATGACGATGCCAAGCACTACTATAAGCTCTATTTGGAGACGAGGACAGACAGCTCTCCATACATGTTTCCCGGTTCAAGGCGTCCATATGGGAAGATGTGTACCTGTAGCTTCCGTAATATCATGAAAACCATAGGAAGGAGGGCCGGACTCACCTGCAGGGTATACCCGCACAAGATGAGAAAGACCCTGGGAATGAATCTTAAAAACAAAGGGGTGGATATTGGGACCATACAGGAGGTCCTGGGACATGCCAGCCCGGCAGTCACATCACAGTATTATGCACAGTCTACACCACATACCCTGCGGAGCGTAAGGGAGCGTGTGTCTGTATAGGAGGATAGTAAATTGAAAATAACAAGGGATATGCTTAACAACTATAGACGCTTAAAACGGGAGATACCGATACTTGAGGCAGAGCTTGTGGAAATGAAAAAGGGGGATAACGGATTTAATAATAGCACGATTTTTGATTATAGGGATGGATACCCACGGCCTCAGAGTGTGGTAGGATTTGACTGGCCGCTTTATGAGCACAGAAAGAAAGTGCTTAATAGCAAAAAGGAACGGGTAAAAGCTGTGGAGAGGTGGATTAATTCCATAGAGGACGGGCAGACCAGATGTGTATTTCGGATGTTTTACATGGATGGTATGAGTTGGTTAAAAATAGCTGAGAAACTCAAGTGTGCAGGTGACCATATGGAGGACTACCCCAGAATATGTATAAGGGATTGTTACCTTAAAAAAATGAATATTGCATAACATTTTTCGTTCATTTCGGCCATTTCGGAATATAATATAATTAGGCCAAAGGGCAAGCGCCTGCGGCCTTCCCCCCTGCTTAAAAAAAGCGGCGTACCTACTGCGATAAATAGGACCAATGCCGGGAAACCGGCACTGATGCGAGGTGGAGCAGTCTGGCAGCTCAATGGCCTCATAAGCCATAGGTCGGCGGTTCAAATCCGTCCCTCGCCATTATTAAAGGTACCTGTCAAATGATGGGTACTTTTTATTTACCAAATTCCCGGCGCCTGAAATTTAGGGCGTCCGGGGCCTCCTTGATGGAATATATTACCAGATGCACAGCCATGAGGATGTCATATAATTATGACTAAGATAGGGGGACATCCATATGAAGATGACAGAACGTGAGGCACAGATATACCAGTACATTGTTGATTACATGCAGGAGCATATGTATGCGCCAACCATACGGGAGATAGGCAAAGCGGTTGGTCTGAGCTCCACTGCATCTGTTGCGTTTTACATGGAGCACCTGGCAGGAAAGGGATTGATAGAGATAGGACAAGATGCGCCCAGGAAAATACGACTGGTCGGATACAGTATTGTGCCTAATTCTATGATTGAGGAGTTGAACAGATTAAGAGCGGAAAGAGAGGTATCTGAGTAATCAGGTGCCTTTTTATATATCATGAAGGAGGACAAGAACATGGGAGAGAAATGGGAGAAACCATTATTAGGAGTTAAACCGGTGCGGCTTGTTATCGCTGACAGGAACCTGGACCTTACTAAAGCAATACACGAACGCGCTATGCAGGAGAAGATAACTGCTGCGGATTACCGGTTAATGGCCTTATGGGCATCGGAAATAACACTGAACTGCAACATGATGTTGGCATTGGATAAAACAATGAAGATGATGGGAGAATAGTAGTCTTATTTAGTAAATTGGAAAACGAAACGATTGAGAGGTGGTGGTCGTGCCAAGAGGGCGGAGTCCCAACCGGGATAAAGCATTTGAGATATATAAGCAGCACGGGGGTAAAATTACAAATCGTGAAATTGCAGCCCAGCTGGATGAGGACGAGAAGGTTATTGCTGTCTGGAAGAGCCGGGATAAGTGGAATGTTGTACAACAAAAGAAAAAGGAACGTTGTACAACAAAAACCAGAGGCGGGCAGCCAGGAAACAAGAATGCTGTAGGGCATGGAGGGACCGGGCCACCGGGGAATAAGAATGCGGTTAAGACGGGGGAGTTTGAATCCCTCTTTTTTGATACCCTTACACCAGATGAGCAGGAACTTATTGCAGTCCTGCCGAGGGATAAGGGGGAGCTGCTGCTGCAGGAGATACAACTCTTGACCGTGAGGGAGCGTAGGATGTTACAGCGCGTCAATGACCTCAAACAGGCAGCAGAGGACCAGACTAAGAAGAAGGCCGAAGGCATGACAAAGGTAAAGTGGAAAGATGGTTTCGTCGCCAACGGTCCCATTGAGGTTACGGAGTATGAGGGTGTCCTGGGGCAGATACAGTCCGTTGAGGATGCCCTTACCCGTGTCCAGGCCAGGAAGCAGAAAGCGATTGATTCCCTACATCGGTTTGGCTTTGATGATGCCCGCCTGGAAATCGAGTTGATGAAGCTTGATATCGCAACCCTCAAGGTGGACAATCAGGACCAGGAAACGGAAGATGATGGATTCCTGGCGGCTATGGATGCTGAGGCATCAAGTCTGTGGGGGGATGTGGATGGGGATTAACGAACGCATTGCCCAAATGAAGGAACGGATACAGCGGATTAAGGAAAAGCGGAATATCATAACAAAGCTGCAAGTATTTAAGTTCAAGCCGTTTTCAAAAAAGCAGAAGCAGATACTTACATGGTGGATGCCGAGCAGCCCGGTAAAGGACTATGACGGTATCATTGCGGATGGTGCTATCCGTTCTGGTAAGACGGTCTGTATGTCCTTATCTTTTGTGTTCTGGGCCATGAAAACCTTCGCTGGCCAGAACTTCGCCATGTGTGGAAAGACCATTGGCTCCTTCCGGCGCAATGTGTTGTTCTGGCTTAAAATCATGCTACGGAGCCGCGGATATAAGGTAATGGACCACCGGGCGGACAATCTGGTGGAGATATCACGTAATGGTGTAACCAATAATTTTTACATATTCGGAGGTAAGGATGAACGCAGCCAGGACCTGATACAGGGTATCACTTTGGCGGGCCTGTTTTGTGATGAGGTGGCCTTGATGCCGGAATCATTTGTTAATCAGGCAACCGGCCGATGCTCCGTTGATGGAAGCAAATACTGGTTTAACTGCAACCCGGACGGCCCTTATCATTGGTTCAAAACGAACTGGATTGACCGTTCAGTGGGATATCTGGGGAATTCAAATGTAGAACAGCAGCGTAAGGAAGCAGCAGAGAAGAAGCAGGAGATATCCTTTAAAAAGCTGTTGTATGTCCATTTTACCATGGATGACAACCTGAGCCTGTCCGAAGAGATTAAAGCCAGGTATAGGGAAAGTTACAGCGGTGTTTTCTACAAGCGCTATATCCTGGGGCTGTGGGCAATGGCAGAAGGCATTATCTACGATATGTTTGACGTGGATAAGCATGTTAAAAAGGTGATTGCCAACTTATACAATTCTGGGAGATATGTAAGCATTGACTACGGTACCCAGAATGCAACAGTATTTCTTCTGTGGAACCGCGGTGTGGATGGAAAATGGTATTGCATCAGGGAGTATTACTATTCTGGCCGGGATAATGCAAAGCAGAGAACGGATGCAGAATATGTCAGTGATTTCAAAGCATTCCTTGGAGGGATAAAAGTTAAGGGTGTCATTGTTGACCCATCGGCCGCTTCCTTCATTGCGGCATTAAGGCAGGCTGGTTATCCGGTGCTCAAAGCAAAAAATGATGTGGAGGACGGGATACGTCTGGTAGGTACATTGTTAAATCAGGAAAAGCTTGCATTCAGCGCCTCATGTGTTAATACCATAAAAGAATTTGCATCATACATATGGGATGCGAAGGCCGTTGACCGGGGAGAGGATGCACCGATAAAGCAGCATGACCACGCTATGGATGCGGTACGCTATTTCTGTTATATGGTCCTTAATAACAATAGGGCAAAAATCAAGAATAAATCCAGCTACGGATTTTATTAAAGGAGGTGATGGCTATATACACATTTACATATCCAGGTGATAAATACGATGAGCTGAACCTGAACAAGCAGGATATCCTCCACCTCATTATGAAACATCAGCAACTGGTCATAAGGATGCGGAAGAACTTGAAGTATTACGAGGGGCAGCACAAGATACTGGAAGGGGAAAAGAAGGATGGACCGGACACCCGGCTGGTATGTAATCATGCTAAGGATATCAGCGATACAGCCAGCAGTTATTTTATCGGGAATCCAGTGACATACAATTCCGACAAGGATATAAAACCACTCCTTGATGCCTTTGAAGATGCAGGTGTGGATGAGGTAGACGGAGACAACGGCCTTGACCTGTCAATCTATGGGCGGGCCTATGAGTATGTATACACGAAGGAAGGGGAGCCGGTTCCTACAATCAAGAACCTGTCACCACTTAATACATTTATGGTGCATGACGATACCATTGAGGAGAACGAGTTATTTGCTGTCTATTATTATGCCAGGAAGGATGATACCGACCATAAGCCTACAGCGTATATGGCAACGGTGTGTACTCAGAATTATAAGTATGTAATGACCATACTTGATAGGGATGAACCACAGGCCGTAAACGAGGAACCAGAGCCACACTTTTATGGTGATGTACCCATTGTCGAATACCAGAATAACAAGCTTGCTATGGGTGATTTCGAGTTGCAGATACCCCTGATTGATGCTTATAACACTATAATGTCAGACCGGGTGAATGACAAGGCACAGTTTATTGATGCGATACTGGCAGTTTATGGTACGCTTCTTGGGGACGGTGAAGAAGATGAAAACGGGGAGACAGGTGCCGATAAGGCAATGGTGGAATTAAAGAAAAAAAAGATGATAGAAATGCCAGACGGTGGAAAGATGGAGTATGTTACCCGTACATTTGATGAATCTGGAATTGAGATTCTCAGGAGAGCCATTGAGCAGGATATCCATAAGTTTTCCCATATTCCTTGCATGACGGACGAATCCTTTGCCGGGAATGTATCTGGTGTGGCAATGGAGTTCAAGCTGCTGGGGATGGAGAATATCACGAAAATCAAGACGAGATATTATAAGAAGGGGCTCAGGAAGCGTATCCGGCTCTTTACAAATTTCCTTAAAACCAGAAGCATCAATGTGGATACAACCGGAATAAGCCCGGTATTCACAAGGGCAATGCCGAAGAACTTGCTTGAAATAAGCCAGATAACCGCAAATCTGTGGGGCAAGGTAAGCAAGAAAACCTTGCTATCACAAATACCATTCGTGACAGATGTGGACGGAGAGGTCAAGGCGGTTACGAAAGAGGCCGAGGAGGCCGTGAAACAACAACGAGCAATGTTTGGCCTTGGGAGCAACGAACCGCCGCCGGATGATGGGAGTCCCCCAGGTGATGTAGATGAGTAGTCTGTCATATTGGGAGCGCCGAAAGGCCCGACAGATGTTTGAGTATATGCAATCAGCCGAAGATACCGCAGACGATATCGCAAAGTTGTATCAAAAAGCATCCGCGTATATCAGCCATGAGCTGGATAAAATATTTGAGCGGTACAAGCGCAAGCATCACTTGACAGACGCGGAGGCATATAGACTGCTAAATGACTTAAAGGATAAGACATCGTTGGATGAGCTGAAACAGGCATTAAGGGCGCCTGGAAGGGGGCAGACAGCAGCGGATATCCTTGCAGAACTGGAAAGCCCAGCATTCCAGGCGCGGCTTGAACGGCTCCAACAGCTCCAGAACCAGATTGACCTGACCATGCAGCAAATTTATAAGCAGGAAAAGGTTAGGAGCACCAGCCATTATGTGGACCTTGCAAACGAGGCGTATTATAAAAGTATCTTTGATATCCAGCAACGGACGGGGCTGGGTTTTTCTTTTGCCACGATAGACCATAAAGCAATAGACCGGGTGATAAACAGCAAATGGTCCGGTGCAAATTACTCAGACCGAATTTGGCATAATACCAGAGCACTGGCTCAGGACCTTAAACAGGAGCTGCTTATCAATCTGGTGACAGGTCGGACTGACAGCGAGGTGGCCGACACCATAGCCAATAAGTATGCCCAGGGAGCCAGCAATGCACGCAGACTGGTGCGGACTGAATCATGTAATCTGGCAAACCAGATGGAGATGCAGTCATATGAAGAGTGCGGGATTGAGACATATATTTATGTGGCAACACTGGACCTTAAGACGTCAACCGTGTGCCGGGGATTAGACGGTAAACGGTTCAATGTGTCAGAGCAGCAGACAGGACTTAACTGCCCTCCTATGCATCCATGGTGCCGGTCTACAACTATTTGTGATATCTCAGATGATGAATTGTCTCAGATGCAGCGAAGGGCCAGGAATCCAGCCACTGGTAAGGCGGAAACAGTACCAGCTAACATGACATACGAACAGTGGCATAATAAATATGTCAAGGGGAACAAAGAAGCTGAGACAAAAGAAAAGGAGTTGAAAAGGAGGAAAAAGAAGTGAGATGACCATAGGAAAAGCACTTGAAGAAGTGAAAAATGGGAAGGGAATGAGACTTCCACACTGGACAAAAGACACAACTGTACGAATGAAGTTTCCAGATGAATACAGTGATATGACAGAACATATCTATATGTAGACAGTCAAATGCTGGGGAGATGGCCTTGGCGAGAGAGTATGGAGGAACTGCTCTCCCAAAAATGGGAAATAGTAGAATGACGATTATAGAGAATATGCACGCGGGACTTTCCTGGGTGTTATTTTTATGCAACGGCCTGGGCGAATGAACAGGCTGGGGCGGAAAGGATAGAGACTATGAGGACAAGAGAACCAATGTATCAGAAAATGAACTTACAGCTTTTTGCAGAACCGGGGCCAGACCCCGCACCAACACCTGAGCCAGACCCCAAACCGGAGCCGGGACCAGACCCTTCTCCACAGAGTTTTGATGATATCCTAAAAAACAAGGATTATCAGGCCGAGTTTGACCGCAGGGTGCAGAAGGGGATTGACACTGCCCTTGCAAAGGCGCAGGAGAAATGGCAGGCGCTTACTGATGATAAGCTGTCAGAGGCCGAAAAACTTGCAAAGATGACCAAGGAGGAGAAAGCACAGTACCTTTCCCAGAAACAGGAGAGGGCATTGGCAGCCCGTGAGGCAGATATCACGCGCCGGGAGCTGATGGCAGAAGCTAAGAATACTCTTGTAGAAAAGGACTTGCCTGCCTCTCTTGCAGAATTGCTTAATTATACCGATGCGGACAGCTGTAATAAATCCATTGCAGCATTGGAAAAAGCATTTACGCAGGCGGTACAGGCCCAGGTAGACAAGAAGCTGGAGGGCGGGAAACCGCCAAAAAAGGCACCTCCAGAGGAAGCCGTTACAAAGGAACAGTTTGTAAAGCTTGGTTATAAAGAGCGACTTGAATTAAAAACAAACAACCCAGAGCTGTATAAGCAGCTCGCTGGGAAATAAGAAAGGAGAATAATTTATGCCAGGAACAATTTTTGGAATAGCATTTGACGAGGAGTTATTTTTGGACATGTGGAGGGAGGCACCAGACCCGTATCTGACAGCCATGATAGAGTCCGGCGCAGTGGTTGAGGATTCAACAATCGCTGGGATGATTCAGGGGAGAGGGAATATATACACCATACCATTTTACAACACGTTGGATGGAGAGGACCTGAACTATGACGGACAGACGGATATTACTGTAGAGGAGGTTGGCGGTGGATTCCAGACCGGCGTGGTGTATGGCCGTGCAAAAGGATTCTTCGCGCGGAACTTTACAGCAGAGTTGTCTGGTTCTGACCCTATGGGACACATTGTATCAACCATTTCAAGGTATTGGCAGAAACGTCGCCAGAAAAGGATGATAGGAATTACGGATGCCATCTTTGGAATTACTGGAGCAAGCGGGAATCCAAAGAAATGGTCTGACACTCATTCTCTTACACTGACTTCCAACACAGCTGAGCCGAGAAAGATTGAGGAGACAGATTTAAATGACCTTGCAACCGAAGCCTGTGGAGACCATAAGGACCAGTTCACACTTGCTATCATGCATTCCAATGTTGCAAAGACATTGGAGAATAAACAGTTGCTGGAATATTGGAAATACACGGATGCTAATGGTATCCAGCGACCAATGAACATTGCATCTGTAAATGGTTACACGGTAATTATTGATGATGGAGTACCGTGTACTACTGTTGGTGGTGACGGCGCCAATAAGGACCTGAAACAGTATACCACTTATTTGTATGGCAATGGTGTAATCAGGACTGCTAAGGGCCGGGTAGATGTACCTGTGGAGACAGTAAGGGAAGCCAAGAAAAATGGTGGGCAGGATGAACTTATCACACGTATGAGGGAAACCCTCCATCCAAACGGGTTCAGCTTTAAAATCCCCTCCTCTGGTTGGACTGAATCCCCAACGGATGCACAGCTTTTTGCAAAGGCTAATTGGGAGATTAAGTTTGACCCTAAGGTCCTTCCGATTGCCCGCCTGATAACCAATGGTTAAGGAGATGGTCAATGTGACTGACATTGAAAAGCTGAAAAAGCTAACAGGGGAGAGTGATGATATATTGCTCTCCCTTTTGCTGGATGAGGCCACAGCCTTTGTGCTGTCCTATACAGGCCGTACAAAGATTGTGACAGGTCTGGAAAAGGCAGTACGTGACCTGGCCGTGATTGCTCTAAACCGTATGGGTACAGAGGGCGAGGCCAGCCGGAGCGGCGGCGGAGAATCATATAGTTTTGATAATGCCCCAAAGCACATCTATGACACGCTGGACAGGTATAGGCTGGCAAGGATAGGAGGCAAGACGTATGAGGCTAAGACGGAGCAGGCTGGGAATGTACCATCACCGGGAGGCAATACCTAAAAAGGATAGCGAGGGTAGCTCATATTTGGAATATGGCCCAGCAGTATCCTTTAAGGCCGAGGAGTGGCCGGCAGGCGGGAAGTTACAGGCAGAGATGTATGGGCAGCGGTTGCCAAATATCCGCAACCTGAGAATCCAGGGGACCTATAAGGAAGTACCGGGAACAGGTAAGGTAAGCTATGCAGTCAAGGACGGCCCGGTCATCACGGCCAATGATGGGATATGCTTATGTGTTGACGGCGCCGCGGCGCCGGATTATAAGGTGGTTGCCATATATCCATACCGGTTCCTGACCCTGGAGGTGGAAAAGTTATGATACAAGGCCAGAAGGAGTTGGAGAGGAAGTTTGCTGCATTGGAACAGGTCTGCGACCAGCAAATGGAGCAATTGGTAGGACAGCAGGCCAAACGCATACAGGCAGAAGCAAAGCTTTTGTGTCCTGTCCGGCAGGGCGAATTAAGAAACAGTATCAAGTCCATGACTGAGCGTATGGACGACCGGGTTATTGGGACTGTGTATACCAACAAAGCATATGCCATGTATGTTGAGATGGGCACCGGGCCAAAGGGGGCCGCAAACCATGCCGGGATATCCCCTGTAGCCAGTCCGGCCTATACCATGTCTCCCTGGTGGATACATGAAAGCCAGGTTGACAAAGAAGCAGCGGAAGAATATCACTGGTTTTACCTGGATACACCAGATGGCCGGTTTTACCAGTGCACAGGGCAGCCGGCACAGCCTTTTATGTATCCTGCCTTGAAAAACAATGAGGACAAGGTGGTTGAAAGGATGGAAAAGGCACTGAAGCGCGAATTAAGAAAGGTGTGTAAGTAATGATTAATGTTAAGGACGAGGTGTATGCAGCTCTCCTCGCTGTTACAGATAACGTAACTGACTGTTATCCTAAAGACTGGGAGAAGGATTTATCCATTCAGTACATGGAAGAAGATAACAAGGTTGTAGAGTATACAGATATGAGGGAGCAGAAGGCCTATATTAGATATCGGATAGATATATGGCACAGAAAAAGTACAACTGCTGCAGCCGTAGCTGTGGATGCTGCAATTGAAAAGCTGGGACTGTTGCGTACAGGATGCCAGGATGTGGATGACCCAAGTGGAAGAAAGCACAAACAGATGAGATATGAAATGGTGATTGATGTAAATACCAAAGAGGTCTATCACGACATATAAGAAAGGAGAATTGGATGTTAGCTAATGGCGCGAAATTGGGATATAAGAAGTCAGGAGGCTCTACATTTACAGACCTTCCAGGGCTTAAAGAAATCCCGGAAATGGGTATTGAACCAGAAAAGGTAGAGAATACTTGTCTGACTGACAAAAATAAGCAATACGAGAATGGTATTGGTGATGCCGGTGATATTACATACAAATTTAAGTATGATAATTCCAAAGCCGATTGCCCATATCGCATCATGAGGGCGGCACAGGATGCGGGAGAGGTATTGTCATTCCAGGAAACGCTGATTGATGGCACTAAAACAGAATTTGACGGACAGGTATCCGTAAAAAGAACTGGCGGCGGAGTAAATGGTGTGATTGAATTTAACCTTGCTATATCATTACAGAGCGATTTGACCGTGACGGACCCTGAATAATAAGGAGGATAATGGAATATGGGACAGTTTGGAATGGACGAAGAGAACGAGGCCGAGAAAAAGGTTGAAACAGTTGAGGAACTTAAGAAAAGAAGAAAGGCTTTTGCATATTGGACTGTTGGTGGAGAAGATTACAAACTTAAGCTTACCACCCAGCAGATTTGTAAATTGGAAGAAAAATTCCGATGTAATCTGGTGACGTTGATTATGCAGAGCGGTGGCTTGCCACAGTTGGGAATCATGCTAACAGTGATTCAGGCAGCCATGACGCCCTGGAAACACGGCGTTAAATATAAGGATGTACAGGCCTTGTATGACCAATATGCAGATGAGGGCGGAACACAGATGGACCTCATGGTTGATGTTATCATGGAGATTATGTTGGTGAGCGGTTTTTTTACGGAGAACCAGAGGGAGAGTGTGATGGACAAGAGGGAGGACCTCAAGGACGAGATGTAACTATATCCGACCTCGTTTATGAGTTATACCCTCTTGCTTTGGATTGTGGCATAAGGCCGGATGAATTCTGGGGATATTCCTTGGGTGAAATCCGCGACCTTATGGGCTCATATGCGAGGATGGAGCAGAGGCGGGTTAAGGAGCAGATTACCTCCCGTTTCCAATTATCTGACCTTATAGGGCTACACATGCAGAAGCTTTTTGACAACAAGAATGAGATTAAGCTTCCAAATGTATGGGATATATACCCGGATTTGTTCACCGAAGAACAGGAAGCTTATGAGGAGCGACAGAGAGCCGAAGCATTGGAACAGGCAAAGATATCCAGGCGAGAATATGCCGCAAGGTACAACGAGATACGCAGGCAGCGCGGCCTAATTAAAAATATGGAACAGAAATGCGGTGAGGATAACGGACGGTAGTGGAATTACCCTTGAAAAGCTTAAGGTCATCATTGAGGCATACACGAAGCCATACCAGGAACAGATGGAAAAGGTGCAGGCTAAGACAGCCCAGGTGACAAACCGGATAGAGCGTCAGACCGCCAGGATTGCAAATTCATGGAAGCGTGTGGGTGCCATATTGGCATCGGTACTAAGTATTGCGGCCATAGTAGCATTCGGAAAATCGTGTATCGAACTGGGGAGTAACCTAACCGAGGTGCAGAACGTTGTGGATGTCACCTTCGGCTCCATGTCCGGCAGGGTGGATGCATTTGCTAAAGATGCAGCAAAAGCATTTGGCCTGTCGGAGACAATGGCAAAGAAATACATGGGTACATATGGGGCAATGGCAAAGTCATTCGGCATAACAGGAAAGGCCGGATACGACATGTCGGCAGCCATAACAGGCCTTACGGGTGATGTTGCATCATTCTATAACCTTTCGCAGGACGAAGCCTATACGAAACTAAAGAGCATCTTCACCGGGGAGACGGAATCACTTAAGGATTTGGGCGTGGTCATGACCCAGACGGCACTTGACCAGTACGCCATGAACAACGGTTTCGGTAAGACCACGGCGAAGATGACTGAGCAGGAAAAGGTCATGCTACGGTATCAGTTTGTCATGTCCCAGCTTTCCGATGCCTCAGGAGACTTCGCAAGGACAAGCGGTTCCTGGGCCAACCAGGTAAGGATTCTATCCCTGCAGTTTGACGCACTGAGGGCAACAATCGGGCAGGGGCTGATTAATGCATTTACCCCAGTAATCCAGGTGATTAATACCATCCTGGAAAAGCTGCAGACCCTTGCGGCGTACTTTAAAGCCTTTACGGCAGCAATATTTGGGGATGCGTCTGGTGGCGGAGCAGGAAATATGGCGGATTCCATGGATTCTGCAGCCGGTTCTTCTGGGAACATTGCGGATAACATGGGAAGCGCTGCAAACTCGGCCAAAGAAATGAATCGTCAACTTGCCAAGTTTGACGAACTTAACAACCTAAGTTCCAACCGAAATTCAGGAGGAGGTTCTGGCGGAGGTGGCGGTGGTGGTATCCTGGGTGACCTGGACCTTGGAATGGATAATGTACAGGCACAGGCAGACTTGATATCAAGCAAGATAATTGATGCCTTTAAGGTAGGTGATTATTATTCTGTTGGTGCTTACATAGGGGCAGCCATAACTGATTCCCTTAGGAAAATCAATTGGAATGAGGCTTATGAGTCAGCGCGTGGGTTTGGACGTGGATTTGCACAGTTCCTTAATGGACTTATATCCCCAGACCTGTTCTGGGAGGTGGGGCATTCCATTGGTGGGGCGCTCAATACGGCCCTATATGCGGCATTAGAATTTGGCAAGGATTTTGATTGGTCCAACTTTGGATTATCCGTAGCATCAGGAATAAACGGATTTTTCTCGACCTTTGATTTTTCTGCACTTGGAAGTGCGGCATCAGTGTTCGTGATAGGATTGTTGGATACAATTGCGACAGCCCTGGAAAATACGGATTGGTTTATGGTGGGACAGAAAATAGGGGAGTTTTTGGCAGCCCTGGACTGGGATACAATCCTTGCAATGACAGGAAGGCTCATAATCGCAGCTATTAGTGCAGGAATTAAGTTTTTTGCGGGACTTATGGATGCAGCACCAATAGAAGCTGCCATTTTGGCAGCAATTGCTCTTTTCAAATTTGCTGGTGTCGGTAGTTTGATAGCCAAAGGCATCCTGAAATCAATTGGCACGTCTGGAATAACGCTCAGTGGGCTTAAGATAGCGCTCACTGGATTTACAGTAGGGTTTGTTGGTGGCCCAGCATTTGATGTTATTGGTAATGCTATCATTGCTGGAATTGACGAATTTATCAGAGAAAACTTTGGTGAAAGTGCCCTCAATGCAATGGGAGAGGGGCTTCTTATTTCTGTTAGTGCAGGTATAGGGGCTATGTTTGGAGGTCCAATAGGAGCTTTAGTGGGCGGAATAATTGGGCTTCTGCTTGATACAATCCGAGGCGGAGAATGGGCAACTAAATTCTGGAAAGGTTTTGGAGATACGCTATTTAACTGGAGCTTTTCAAAAACATTACTCGGAACTTCCAAGGAGTTTTTTGAAAAAGCTTTTTCATCTGATAATTTTATTGATTTTGGTGTCAATATTATTGCTGGAATTGCATCAGGACTGACAGCGGGGTTGTCATTTCTGGTAGAGCCTATTGCTGATTTGCTTACATGGATAGTAAATGGAATATGCGATATATTCGGAATTCATTCTCCCGCAAAGGAAATGGAACCTTACGGGCAATATATTTTGGAAGGCATTATAGAAGGTTTTAGAGCAACCTTTGGAGAATGGACTGCATCTCTAAATGAATGGTATAATCAGCATATTACCCCGTGGTTTACAGTACAGAAATGGAGTGACTTGTACAATACGATTAAATCCAGCTTAAAAACAAAATGGGACGAAACTGTATTGCAATGGAAAACAGATATCCAAAACTGGTGGGACAACCATGTAACAAAATGGTTCACAAAGGAGAAATGGACATCTGGCCTGACCGGAATAAAGGAAGGGTTTAAGGCGGCGTTTGATGCAGCAGTAGATGCCGCAAAACAGATATGGAATGATTTTGCCAAATGGCTGAATGAAAAGCTTACATTTACGATTGACCCAATTACAGTCATGGGAAAGACGGTATATGAAGGTGGAGAAATCAGCCTTGGAAAAATACCTACATTTGCGAGTGGAGGATTCCCGGATAAAGGACAGCTTTTCCTTGCCAGTGAAGCAGGGCCAGAATTGGTTGGCCGGATGGGTGGCAGGACTGCCGTGGCTAATAAGGACCAGATTACTGATGGTATAGCAACAGCAGTATATGCGGCCAATACAGAACAGAACCAGCTTTTACGGGAACAGAATGAACTTTTACGGATGATTCTTGCAAAACCTGGAGTAAATAAGGATGATGTGGTGGACCTCTGGAGAGCTGGAGCATCTGATTATAAAAAGCAGACGGGTAGACAATTAGGGCTGACATAATGATTTACATCCCCCTTATCTTTTGCTATAATATGTTATTATAATGAAGGGGGAGAATAAATCATGTCATTAATCAAATGTCCAGAATGTGGAAAAGAAATAAGTGACAAGGCTACATCATGTCCGAATTGTGGTTGTCCTGTATCCGTTCCCAAAGAAAGTGATGTATTTTTGGATGCTAAAAAATTTAATAAGGAAAGTAAGAAGATTAAAAAGGATAGTGGTGGTAAAGGAGAATCTGGTACTGCCCGTATGACTTTTGGGATAATATTGATTGTTTTATCGTTTATCGTTGGCTTCCAGTCATGTGCAGCAGGAATGGTTAATGCCTTGGAATCTGGTAGTGGAAATGACGGAATGATAGGATTCTTTACATGGATAGTCATGATAGTATGCGGCATTGTGAGTATTACAACCAGGCGAACAAGGAGTCCGAAAACTCCACTGATTATAGGCATCATACTTTTGGTATATGGTTACCTAATTGGATTTATGTATAACGGTATTTTCAAAGATTTACAAATATGGGGTTGGTTATTAATGGTAGGGTCCCTAATATACATAAAAAGCTATAAAGCAATTAAAGATAACAATAAACAGAACTAAGTGCAAGCACCTGGGGAAACCGGGTGCTTTTGTTATGCCCGGAAGGAGGTGGTGCGTATGGTAAAAAAATTGAAATTTGAATGGAGGTTATTTAGACGGCAGTTCCATCCATTGTGTGGTATCAATATTATCCACATGACTGATAGCAAAGGCAACTACGAAATGTCATATCTTACGTTCTTAAAAACTCCAATGGGAACAGAAAGTGTGTTTCGGATTGGTTTTGATAAGAATACGGTGAAAAAAGAGGCATTACCGAATTGGATAAAGCACATGTTGGAAGGGTAGGAGGTAAAATAGAATGCCTCCCTACAATGCTATAACGTTTCTGGTGCCTGCGCTATAATAGGACATTTGTTTGAATCACATTTGTCACCAAACATATTGTATCTGCATTCGGCCATTCCTTTTTCATAACGGCGTCGTTGAGTGTCATTAAGTGATGTAACATCTATGTACTCAACTGTGATACTATAGTCTTTATTTTGCGCGGGGCAGAATCCAGAGAAGGTTTTACGCATTATATCACCCCCTTCCATGAATTAGTATATCATATGTACGTTTAAAATCAATAAGAGAGGTGGTGCTTATGTCTGCATACAAAGGCTGGCTATTAAAATTCGATGGACGAGAGCTTCCGATGGACTTCATAGCCCACGCTTCGTACAATGCAACCCCGGACCAGAGGCAGGATGAGGATTCCTACCAGGACGGATATGGGATATTACACCGAAATGTGTTGCCGCATACCAGAACAAAAATCGAGTGGTCTACTCCGTTTATGCATCTGGCTGATAAGATAAGGATGCAATCATATTTCCCGGACCGTGTGACCATGGAGGTAGAATACTGGAACGATGAGAGGAACGCATATGTTACGGGAACATTTTACGTACCAGATATTCAATTTCCATATTATGACACCAGTGAAAACGATATACGATATAATCCCATCCGTATTGCACTAATTGAGTATTAAGGAGGTGGTAAGGTGCTGGATGTACCAGAGTTTGTGAAACATAGATGCCGTGGAGACAATAACAGGACGGAGACAGTGAAACATCTGGAGCTGTCTTTTTTTAATGGCGGGGTTGATACACTGTATCCAGCAAACGATCTGTACCCAGCCGATAACCTGTATCCATCCGACGCGGGGACGCCGTGGCTGACCATCCCAATGGAGCAGATATGCGCGGAGACATTGAGCCTTACCGAAAACCTGTCCTCCGGGAGTAACATTGTCTGGGGAAGCTGCGAGGCGGCTAAGTTTGTGGTTACAGTAGCCGATGTAGATGAGGAGATTGAGGGCCGGGAGTTTACTGCCACGCTGAGTATAGGTGATTATAAGATGGCCTATGGAATCTATGTAGTTGACAGTGTAGTAAAGCAGGCCGACCGCAGAAAGCGGAAAATCACGGCCTACGACCGGATGATTAAGTTTGATGTGGATGTCTCAGACTGGTACCATGCAATGTACCCCACAGACGATACCACGCATACCATCCAGGAGTTGCGGGACAGTCTATGCGAGCACATAGGAGTACCACAGCAGCAGACAGTGCTAATCAATGACGAGATGGTGGTTGGCAAGACTATCAGCCCTGAATCTTTGTGCGGCCGGGATGTGCTTAAGGCTATCTGTGAGATTAATGGTGTGTTCGGCCACTTTGACCGCACTGGCATGTTGACGTATATCAGCCTCCAGGATACCGGCCTGTATCCGTCTGATACCCTGTATCCTGGAGACGACCTGTATCCGCAGTCTGGATGGGCTGCGGCGGAGGAACTGGAATATTATAGGTCCATCACCTATGAGGATTACCTGATAGATGGCATTGACCGAGTACAGGTCCGGCAGGAAGAAGGGGACATAGGCGCCGTGGTTGGCTCAGGCAGCAACGCCTATGTGGTAGAAGGAAACTTTCTGGCTTATGGCCTTGGGAGCGCAGACCTTACCAAACTGGCTTGGTCCATTTATGATTCCATTGCTGGCAAAACATACAGGCCGGCTAAGATAGTCTCTTATGCTATGCCGTGGATAGAGGTGGGAGACGGCCTGCGGGCAATCACCACGGATACAGAGATAGCTACATTTGTGCTTACCCGGACCATGAGCGGCATACAGGCCATGATGGATACCGTTGAGGCAAAGGGAACCAAGACCCAAGGACAGAGTTTTGGTGTTGAGAATGAAATCATCCAATTGAAAGGCAAGACAGCCGTTATAGTGCGTAGTGTGGACGAGGTATCAGCCACGGTGACAGACCTGGAGAAACATACCACGGCTCAATTAAAGGTAGTGTCTGACCAGATAACCGCAGAAGTTAAGCGGGCCACTGACCAGGAAGTAGAGCTGGCAGCTGCTATAAGTGTGGCCGCAGACAAGATAGATTTAAAAGTAAGTAAGGGAGATGTGTGTACCCAAATCACTGCTGAATCATCCAACGGAGGGCAGATTATCCTGAATGCTCCGGGTGCACTCATTATTAATGCTGGAAATACAAAACTGGATGCTGGCGGCCATATGGAACTGACTGGGGCCACTTTCCACGGGTGCGTCAATACTGGTTCCATGGGAGCGGATGTAATAAACGCAAATCATGTAGAGACTGACCGTCTGAATTGTGATGGAAGTATGACCGTAAATGGAAGTGCAACATTGAATGGTATAACCTATGCAAATCGGATAAGCTGTTATTCTATCTATAGTGAATTGGCGGGGTCCACATGGTCAGACAAACGGTTGAAGAAGGGAATTCGCAATATAGCACTGGAAGATGCCAGAAGTCTCATATTAGGGCTAAAAGGTGTTACATATAAGACCAAGCGTAGCGGCATGGATGCAATGGGCTTTGTGGCGCAGGATGTTGTTAAACTGCTGCATAAACTGGAACTGAGTTATCCTTTGGTGGACCGCTATGACGGATACTTGGCGCTGCAATACCAGAACTTAATTCCATTGATAATCGCAAATGAACAGGCAGAGCATCAGGATATAAAACAGATTATGATGGACATAAAGCAAATTAAGGAGGATTTGTATGGAAAGTAAAATGCTGGTCTACAGCCAAAATGATGTACAGGCGATTACGGATTACATTAATGGATTAGTTTTTAAAGGAGTGGCTGAGGCAAGGAAATTATCTACAATGGCTACAATATTGGAGTCTGGAAAACCATTGGAGGATTATTTAAATGTGAAAGGAAGCGGTAAGAATGGGACTACTGAGCAGGATGAGCAGGGCAGCAACAGCGCTGACTAAATATTATATTCCGTATACCTGGCGGAATAAGCCAAGTATAGTATCGCCGGTTAATGAGGTGAACTTAAACCACATAGAGGATGGAATCAATGAGCTGGATAACCGTATTCTGATACTGGCTCAGGATAAGGCGGACGCTGCGGATGTGGCGAACGTCATCATTGATTTTACCATGGATGATACCACAGGCGTCATGACCTTCACACGTTTTGATGGTTCAACCTTTACGCATGACACGGCTGTTGAAAAGATTGCGCTTAATTGCTATCTGGAGGGTGACAGTTTTGTGCTGGAGCTGGCCGACGGGACCAAACAGAAGGTGTCCCTAAGCAATTTTATCGACACTTACACGTTTTCCTCCACGGATACCATCAGGATAACCGCGAACGGAAAAAATATCTCTGCGGACATACCAGACGGGAAAATCACCCTCGCCAAGTTGGAACCGACCATACTGTCAACCATTCGCCAGTACACCCTGGATGCGCAGACGGCCAAAGGTGTGGCGGAACAGGCAGCCAGTACGGCGCAGGGCTGGGCCATCGGAGGCACCGGATTCGAAGGCAATAATGCAAAATATTATGCAAGCAAGTCACAGAGGTATGCGGTTGGCGGTGTAGAAGAAGGAGATGCAAAAGATAATGCAAAGGCATACTGCGAGGCGGCTAAAGGTTATGCAGACCAGTGCGCAGGGGTTGCGGAATTTGACGGTACGGCCACATCAGTGTCAGCAACAGATACACATAGCCTTGGAAGCACGAATGTGCAAGGACAGTTGGATGCCCTGGCTGATGGATTGAATAACATAGACATGTCCGCCTCCAGTGTGACAGCGGTGGATACCCAGGGCATTGCTGTAAATGCTGGGGAAAGCAGTACTGTGCAGGCATTGATTGATGTCATTGCCGATAAGGTTATGACTAAGCTATTAGAAAAAACTGCCATAGTGCAGGTGGAGTCCACAGCCACAAATACAGTCCCATCCAGCGCATATTTTAAGCAGGTCAAAGATGATATAAATAGCAATTTAGCGGAGAATTTAGGAAAGCTTATATCGTTTTCGTCCGAAACAAGTTACACAAGTTCGGCTGAAATGATGAACTATATTCAGAACACGGCGCCTATTGGATATTCCGTTTTATATAACAACGCAAATAACACAATATCAACATGTTATACCTACAAAGCATCTAATAACACACTGCATGTCATGCGCATAACAACCAATGGTCAATCAAGCCTAGATGCTGCTTTGCATTGGTGCAGTGGAGGGGCATGGAACAGCAAGAGAATAACCCCGACCTAATTGTACACTTTGCTATAATAATCATTTTTTAAAGATAACTCGTATTATTATTGGTATTGAACCAGTTGTATTGATGCAGTATCCCATAAGCGATAAAGTTCCGCTTGCATTAGCCCGTTGATTTGCCATGACGCGAAGCCATCTGTCGCCATATCCATCCTGCGCAAATGCGGTAATAGATACGATATCGCTAAATGTAAAGCCGGCTGGTGGAGATGATATTGCATAACTGGATTCAGTCCACGTTTTTAACGTGGTAATATTTATAGCCGTAGCATAATCCATCACTACAGTACTATTTTCTAAATTCACTAAATTGCTATTTGTGATAAGAAAAAATGAATCGTAGCTTGCAAATCAGGTCCCTATTTTGAATAATATAGGAGCTGTCCTTGAAACAGCAGAAAGAGAGGAATTATGAAACCTATAATGATTACAATTAAGGTAGGAAGTTCAGATAAAATAAAAGAAACATTAGAAGTGATTGAGGTAATAAAAAAGAGTCACCCCAATGCTGAGTTTTGCATTGAGGTGATTGTGTAGAGCTACTCTTTCCTTATTTCGATGACACGCAATCCGTCGCCGCGAACGGTATAAGAACCATTTTGCGTTTTCACCCACAATGTTTTGCCTGATGGAATATTTTGTGTTAAGAGATTCTCTTCGGATACAGTTATAAGACTACTTGTTCCGTTAAAAGAGATTGATGTAACGTTATTACATTCCACAAATTTTCCATCGTCATATGTAGCGCAAATATAGTACATGATTTTCACCCCCTTCCTACTTGGATTTTACCATAAAGGGGGATAAAAAAACAGAGAGTAAAAGAATGAGCTTCCTATTCCCAAAATTGTAACCCGCAAACCAGGTCCCTATATGGGGCTTATTTTATTGCCCGGAAGGGCAGAAAGGAATGAATCTATGAATGAAAAGATTGTTTTGAAAAACGGCAAGGAGTACCCGCTGGTCATCGGCGGCACATCCTCCACGCCCAGCACTCTGCGGCTTATCTTTCAGGCCGTCGAACCATTGGAAGATATCGTGGCCTTGTTTGCGGATGCGGCAGCCACGGAGCAGATTAAAACTGTTAATGAGGATGGCAGCACTCTGGCCGTGTATGATGGCTATACGATGCTGGATAACCCAAAGAGTATTGATGACAACTATCTTATCGCACCGGAGCAGTACGGGGAGGACGGAGCCGTTACAGCCGAGGCCGAATATGGCCGTGTGGCGCTCCTGACGCTATCACAGCCGGGTGTAAAGGCTGCGGTGGAGCATAACAGGGCTGACATTGATTTCCTGGCCGTAATGAACGGGACAAACTTGTAGGAGGTGAGACCATGGATGTGAAAGCATTAGCGATAAAGTATTACCCAAGGCTGTGGGACATTGACCGGCTTAAGGCCCTGGTGGCCGCGGGCAAGCTGTCAGAGGCGGATTACAAGGAAATAACAGGCAAGAACTATGCCACAAAATAAGGAAAGGTGAGGTTAATGAGAATGAAAAGAGAGTATGTATATGCAGTGCAGGGGGTACTGGCGGCAGCCGGTGCCTTTTTGAGTTCGAAGCTTGGAATCTTATATCCTGTATTGTGTATCCTCATGGGGATGATGGTGCTGGATTACATAACCGGGATGCTGGCCAGCAAGACGGAGGCTATCGACCATCCGGGTGACGCTGGCTATGGTTGGAGTTCCAGGAGGGGCGCAAAGGGCATCATCAAGAAGGTGGGATACCTGTGTGTGATTGCGGTAGCCATAGTTGTGGATTATGTAATTGTGTCAGTGGCGGGGAGCCTGGGCATACAGATAACCGCCAAGGCCTTTTTCGGGCTCCTGGTGGCCGTGTGGTACCTCTTGAACGAATTATTATCCATCATAGAGAATGCCGGCCGCATGGGCGCTAATGTCCCAGAATGGTTGCGTAATTACATCGCGGTCCTGAAGGACAAGATTGATAGTACGGATTATCAGGAAGGCAATAGAGGGTAGAAGGAGGTGGTCCCATCTATCTCCCTGCTGCGGGGTTAGGCAGCAGTTGCGATATCGCAACTTGTGACGTCACAACTTTTCATGGCTCAGGGATGCCCCTGGGCCTTATTTTTTTTGATTGGAGGAAAACACTATGAGTAAGACAGCAGCAGGATTAATACAGCATTGCAAGGACAAGCTGGGCACCCCTTACGTCTACGGCGCCAAGGGCGAGGTCCTTACCCAGGCCATCCTTGACCGCCTCGCCCGGGAGAACCCAGGCACATACACATCCGCCTACAAGGCCAAAGCTGCCAAGTACATAGGCCAGCGCTGCACGGACTGCAGCGGCCTCATCAGCTGGTACACCGGGCGCATCCGCGGCAGTTACAA